CTGACCCCGACCCAGCTAAACGCAAATTTCCTTCAGAAAATGTTGCGTTACCAACAGCTTGCAAGACATTTAAGGTAGCAAAAGTATTAGTCGGGCTGGTCGGCACGACATCGCTTGCGGCTAAACCAACAACAGTAGAAAAATCGTTAGTGTTTGCACTTTCATCATCGCCAAGTGCCGCACCATCGTCGAATGGCAAATACCAGCCAGCAGTGCCGTGTCCTCCAGAATAGTTGACAGGTATCCACGCACCATTTGAAAATTCGCCAAACGATGTTGGCTCCAATGCACTCCCATCAACCAAATGCACTTCCGCCATATACCCAGCAAAATATGATGCGGTTGTTCTTAGCTGACCAATTCTAGCTGTATAAGAACTGTTATTTACAACAGTAATCTGACTAGCATCAGATGGGTATGTTTCCGTATCAAACGCGGTTTCTCTAACGCCATTTACATAAAGACGCAATCTGTCGCCCTGTGTTGCATTTGTAAAATCGCAAGTTACTTGAATATGATAAAATGCGGCGACATCTCTAAACAGGCGTGTTGTTGTTAATTGTGCGCGAATCGTACTACTATCTCTGATAATAATATCAAGCCTATCAGCCGTAGAATGTTGATGAAAATAAATCAACATATCGTCTGTGTTTGCATCACCGACACAAAAGATAGGGTCTTGTCCGGCAACACCGCCACTTTGCAAAACGCTATCTAAACGACTGCGCTTGACCCAAGCTGAAAAAGTCCAAGTAGTTGTTGTACCACTTGTCTGGGTTCTGCTTAAACTTGGCGTGTCTGATTCTTCAAACCTCAAAGACTGATTTATAGTTTTAGTGTAAAAACCAGCCTCCGCCCCACTTGCATACATCCATTGGCTTGAACCAAATGCACCCGACATATAAACCCCCTATGCAAAAGCCAGTTGTGGCGCACCAAGCAAAATGCTGTTGTCTGCTTTGATGATGTATGGCACAACGTCATATGCGCTGTTTGTTTCTGACACTGTAATGCCAGCCGCACCAGCCGTTTCATAATCTGTATGCAATGAAACTGTGCCAGCGGCCCCGCTACTAGGCTGAATGAATATGATAAAGCCAGTTTGCCCAATGTTGCCAGCTTCGGTTGATGGTTGCGCCAATGTGTTTGCGCCAGATGATAGCGTTACAAAAAAGTTTTGATACCGATCAAAATCTAGCGTCAAACCACTACTTGTGTTTGTCGATGCTATAGCAACGCCATCGATACGCAAATCAGCGGCGTCATTTGTCTGATCAAACGTAAACAGTGTTATCCACGCATCGTCATCACCGTTGCGTATCTTCAAAATATCATTCGTGGTGTCATACCAAAGTTGATATGCAAATGTGGTCGATGGTGCGCTTGTGCCGCTGGACAATGATGCCGCCGCAGACAAAGCGTTATTCAGATCAGACCGGAATGCCGGAAAACCTTGGTTTGCTATATTAAAATCGTGCTGTGCCATTTAATAACCCCTTGCCACATAGTCGAAAGTGCGATCAACAGCCGTGTCGGTGCTGTCATAGAAAGTGATCGTAAAACCGGTGGCCGATTTGCTAGTTATAGCATAATAATCGCCACTTTGTAAGTTGCCTGCCGCAATACCGACACCTTTCAAAACTTTAAACGCCGGTACAAATGTTATCACCTTAGAACCCGCGCCAGATGCGATATCGTTATCTGCAATGACCAAATCAGGCATATCTACCGTGACCGACAGTTCTGACACCGCTGGTGTCGATGCTGGGTTGCTTGTGCTTAATATTGCCCTAAACCTAAACGCACGCGCTTTGTATGTGCCGGAAACAAATCGCTGATATGATGACCAAGTTGGTGAACCGGCAGGATCGCCATCAGTTGTTGACACTTGTAATTCAACATTTGTGTCGCCAAGTGTCAGCGGGTCGCCATCAAATAAGCCAGCACGATCATCAAAATTGCCGGTGGCAGTATCAAATAAATCTTCAAAATCGATGCGTGACGTTACAACACGACTTGTGACGCGGCTATTGTAAACCGCACTTAGATCAATGACGCTATCAAACTCATATGTGCCGGTCTGTTGCTGATCGATGCCAGTACCGCCACCATCAAAAAAGCCTGTAGCATCATCAAATAAACCGGTCGCACTATCGAAATTTGCGTCTGTGTTCAGTATTAGCTGGTTATCTGTTACAGCGCAGTTTGTTTTTGTGCCTGCAAACGCGGTGTGCTGGTCTAGTGTCTCAACTACATTATATTGCCCAATGTCATCGACCCGCGCACCTTGTTGCGCCGCGTTGACACTACGATTGCCAAATTTATCGACCGCCTTAATGAAATATGTGCCAGTAACCGCAGGCACCGTCACTGTGTTTGCTGGCCGCGCCACCTTTTCAGCCATTATGGTTGTGTTTGGATATGACGGGCTGGTTGTGTCTGGCGTATGTCTGATGACATAGTGCGATAGATCTGCGTCTGTCACTGGTGTCCAGCTTAATTGTGCATTTTCACCGACAATGTTAACACTGAAATTGGTGACATCAGATGGATATGCTGTCTTGCCGGTGACAGTGTGTTGCACATCAACAAAAGGCGATCTCGCATTTGCACCATAAGATCGCACGCGGATGTCATATATCACATCTGTGATAACATTTGGTATCGTGAAAAACCCACTATCAGAATATCCAAGCGTTATATAGTCGCTATCAGTGCTTTGCTTGTATTCTGCATAAAACTGAATGACCTGCGGGTTTGTGCTACTAGCTGACACCTCAATGGTTGCGACCGGCTGTTGATTGACAGTGACAACACCTTCATCAGTTAAGACAGTTGGTGATGTCAAACTAAACGGGTCAGGCAACGTGGTGTTATCTTGTTGAAACGCTTTTTCATCCGCGTTCCAATCATAAACTGCGCTGTTTGTTTCGCGCAGTGAAAGCGCAACGCTCAGTGATGGATTTCCGTCATCATCCGCTGATGTCACAAGCGACCATTCTGCCACCTCAAAAACCTTGCTTGTGAAACCCAAACGGCTGTTTGTGATATACACATTATCACCAACTTGCAGATCAAATGCTTTCATACCGAAATTGCCTTGCAACATAATTTGTTGTCGGTTTCGGTATAGTGCTATTTTGGCCAGACGCTGTGCCATCGGTGATGACGTTGTATATGGAAGATCGTAATCTAAAAAACGCCGCGTGCCGCCATCTTCAGTTTCAAATGTCGTGCTAGTCAACGCCGGATAATCTGTGACGATATAGTTGGTTTCTGGCGGCGCAAATATGCCTTTGATCGCGTTATAGTTATCACGCTTCGATTGTTTGGTTTGCAATGTAATCGGGCTGATCAAATCGTTTTCGTCAAGCGTGATAGTTGGTGTGCTATATTCTGCAACTTTAATCGAAAATTTGCCGTTGCTGTATGACAATAAACCGCCACAGCTTGTGATCATTTCCTCTAATATCCGCTTTGGCGCGTTTTCTGTTGTGAACGTGCCGTGGATTTCATAACGATTTTCTGTACCGCCACCAGATATAGTCGCATCAAGCGCAACACTTTCATCACAAGCGTTTGCGGCGGCATTAAATGCGGTGTCATTGATTTCTGTCGTGTCTGCCGCAAAGCCATATTTGGTGTTTGTCAAATAATCGCGTATGGCAAGCGCGGGGTTTGCACTAAATGCGGTTGTCGCTGTGCGTGGATCATACAGTTTTTTGCCGCGAACCAATGCGCTAAAATTAGGCAAGCCAGAAGGGAAAGCATCGCGGTCGTATTCTAGCCGCACATACATATATGCAATGCCGCTTAGTTTGTGGTCACTTGTCCAATCGCCACCGCTTTCAGTAATCAAATTTGCATTAGCGGCTTGACCATCTGTGCCAAGCGCAGTTTCAACGCGCACTAAACCGGCATATTGATCAGGTGCGGTGCATAGGCCATCACCATCCAATGTTAATTCGATGTCATTGCAAAATATTTTTTGATAGCTATCAATTTCGTGCGAACACAACAAAATAACCATATGCAAAAATTTATTATCATCTGTTGATTGCACATAACCAAGCACACCAGATACCCGCGTTTCGCCATAAACAAAACGCCGTGGCACCGTTGGCTGTTTGATCATCTGTGTGCGGTTCGCACCTTCGGTTGCAAAACTGCTGTAATCCGGCAAATCTTGCCGCGCGGCCATTGCATAACCGGCACTTGACAAAGCAATAGTAGTCGCGGCCATCGCCCAGTTG